GCCCCTTACGGTGGCACGACCAGCGAGCTGCAGACCGTCACCGTCACCGGCACCCCGACGGGCGGCACGTACACGCTGACGTTCTCCGGGCAGACCACCGCAGGCATCCCGTTCAACGCCACCGCGGCACAGGTGAAGACGGCCCTCGAGGCCCTGTCGAACATCAACCCCGGTGACGTCGTCGTCGCAGGCGGCCCGCACCCGGGCACCGCAGTGACCGTGACGTTCTCCGGGCAGTACGCCGGCGACAACGTCGCCCAGATGACCGCCTCCGGGGCCGGCCTCACCGGCGGAACCACCCCCGCCGTTGCCGTCGCCACCACCACCGCGGGCGGCACCGACCTGGCCACCGACGGCACGCAGATCTTCGCAGGCTTCCTCGTCTCCGAGATCAGCTTCAACCCTGGCTCGACCAAGGCGGCCGGAGCCCTGCTGTGGCGCGGCGAAGTGTTCGCCTCCAAGCTCCCCGTTTCCTTCGACCCGGCCAACGTCACCGCGACGGCGCCCGGCGTCAGCGTCCACTACCGGTAAGAGGAGGAGAACACCATGGAGGCTCTTGAGCTCCTCCTGCGGGACACCAACGACACCGACATGACGGTGTTTGCCCGTTCGATGGACACCCCCGCGAACTACCGGCTCACCCAGGAAGTTCTGCCCGAGAAGCAGATCCAGGGAGTCCGGTTCCGCACCACGTCCGCGAAGCGACGCGTCAACGCCGCGAAGTTCCGCGCCTACGACGCCCCCACTGCCATGGCGAAGCGCCAGGCCGAGCGCGTCGTGAACGAGGGCATGCTGCCCGCCCTGGGCCAGACCCTCCCCGTCTCCGAGATGGACCAGATCCTTCTCGACGTCGGCCACGGCCTGGACACCCAGCAGTACATCGACCTGCTGTACTCGGACGTCGAGCGGCATGTCGAGTCCATCAAGACCGCCCAGGAACTCGCCGCCGGCCAGCTCCTGGCCACCGGTTCGGTCAACCTTCCGGGCCTCGGCCTCGACGTCGACTGGAACGTTCCGGCGGCGAACATGCCGACCGCAGCGATCCTGTGGGACGACCCGGACGCCACCCCGCTGTCCGACGAGCGGGCGTGGATCGACTACCTGATCGACAGTGGGGCGCCCATGCCGCGCGAGGTCATCACCTCCCGCCGTGCGCGTGCCCTCCTCGCGTCGAACGCCGAGTACCGGGCCGCGTTCTACGGGTCCTCCACGGTCGGAGGAACGCCGACGGCGACGCTGAACCCCGACGACGTCAACACCGTGCGCGCCCGCTACGGGCTCCCACCGATCGTCACCTACGACGTCCAGGTGTGGAACGACGACGTCTACCAGCGTGTCCTCCCGGACAACAAGTGGATCATGATTCCGGATGTTCCGGCCTCCGAGTGGGCCCAGACCCAGTACGGGGTCACCCGCGAAGCCGCGAAGTTCACCTCCGGCACCAACCCGGCGCTCACCCGCGAAGAGGCCCCCGGCATCGTCGTCGTCTCCCACGTCGACGACAACCCGGTCCAGATCTACACCCGCGGCGCAGCGATCGGCATGCCCGTCCTGTACGTCCCGGACATCCACATCTCTGCGACCGTCCTCGGGGCGTGACCGCCATGGCCAAGCTCAGCAAGGCCGTGTACGTCCGCGACCCGGACCGCCACCGCACCGTCCTCCTCAAGCCGGGGGAGGAGCCGGAGCAGCGCCTCGCCGCTCTGGTCACCAACCCCGACTGCTGGGAGGACGGCAAGGTGCCGGCCGCACAGGAAAGCGTCACCCGCAAGTCCGAGGACGTTGCCCCCGACAAGGGCGACGACACCGAGGACACCAAGCCGGCCGCCCGTAAGGCGGCCCGTAAGCCGGCCCGGGGCCGGACGACCGCCGCTGAGGGCACCGGCGGTCAGTAAGCGGAGTGTGGGCCCGACCCCCTGGTGGGGCGCCAGGCCGGGCCCACACCCGCCGTACCCCTTCCCACCCCACACAACTCCGGAGGACCTGGTGGACGCAGCCGTACGCGCCTGGCTCATCTCCCAGCTCGGCACCGACACAGACCTGCCGGACCTCGAGCAGCGGTACACCCGGCTCGGCACCGCCCGCGCGGTAGCGCTCGAGATCCTCCGCGAACGCCTGGCCGCGCTGCTCGCCGCACCCGGCACCGTGTCCGTCTCCGGTGTCGTGTCCGTGAACTTCTCCGCGAACATCGCCGCATACGAACGGCAGATCACCAACCTCGAGTCCGGGGAACCCACCGCACCGGATGACCCCGACGTACCGGGCGAACTCGTCGGTGACGGCTTGGAGGTCGTGTACCTCGTGGAACGGCCCCGCCGATGACCACCCCCACCCGGCGCCGCACCCTCCGCGCCCGCCTCATGGCGTTCATCGCCGACGCCACCAGCCGCATCACCGCCGCGTGGCGAATCCTCACCAACGCCCAGAACCGGCTCCTGGACGCCCTCGCCGTCATCCGGCCCGGCCGTAGCGCCTCGGTCCGGATCCGTGCCGCGCAGCAGGTGTTCCAGCGCAGCATCGCCGACTTCAACCGGGCCGTCGGAGCGTTCACCGAACGGTGGGCCGCAACCGACCTGCCCCTCGCCTACCGCGAAGGCGCGTTCGGAATGCTCGACCGGGCCGACCGGCCACGACGCATGTGGTCCTGGACCGCCCGCCACCAGAGCGCCATCACCACCCTGTCCTCCCAGTACTACGCCGACCTCATGGGCCGCCTGCAGGAAGCGGTCCGCCGCGCCCAGACGTTCCTCCGTGCCGCCGTGGACGCCGCCCGTGTGCGCACCAGCCGGTTCGAGTACGGGTCGTTCAACCGGGACACGCTGCGCGAAGAGCACCCGCTGGGCACGGTCATCTACGCCAACGACGCCCGGCACCCCGTCGAGGCCTGGGCCAGTGCCGCCATTGCCTGGCAGGCCGTGACCACCGCCAACGCGGGCGCGGTCGCCACCGCCTACGAGCAGCTGCAGTGCACCCAGGTCAAGGTCCGCGACGGCGCCGACTGCGGATGGACCAGCCACAAGGACCCGGACCGGGCCGACGGCACCATCCGCGACATCGACGACGCCCTCGCCCACCCCACAGCTCACGCCCGCTGTGTCAGGGAGTTCCTCCCGCACTTCGACCGCCCTGCTCTCCCCCTCGGCGGGCTTACGTGACCGTAATCGACTACGACCTCGCGTGCGGGTTCAGGAAGTCAGGATGCCTTGTGGAGATAGCGACGCTGGGAGGACGAGGGGTAACCGTCACGCCGAATCATTCGATTATGGCGAGGCGCGGTGGGATTGCTTCGAGCGAAATCCACGAAGGCGACGATGTAGTCGTCCGCGCCACGGAATCCGCTGCCGTATCTACTGCAACGGACTTCGATCAGGTGCCAGCCCTGATTGAGGATGTATTCGCGGCGCTTGGGGAGGTTATTCCGAGCTTGCGTTCCGTATCCTCCGCCCAGGACTTCCACGGCGACGGAGCCTTGCTCAATGGCAAGGTCGATGTTGTAGGGACCGACGGCCAGCTGGGGCGTCAAGACGAGGCCTTGGGCCGTCAACAAGGATCCAAGCTCAGCCTCAAGGTGACTGGCCGAAGCAACGCGGGCTTGCCTCTCAAGGGCGCGCCGGGCGAGCAGGTCGTCCGACTCAACCTGTCCACGTCTGGCGGCGTGAGCGGCTTCGACGTGTGCCGGGTAGCTGGTTCCCTTCCTGATAGTGATCCCGCGCTCCTGGAGACGACTGCGCAAGGTGTTGTCGCAGATTCCGAATTCTTGCGAGAGGCTCCGTGCCGACTCCCCGTCAATGTATCGACGGACGATATCTTCAAGGTTCGGTATTTCCACTCGGCGACGGGACACGTGTATGACCTTTCGACGTCAGAGGGGGCCTATTTCGCTAATGGAATTCTAGTGCATAATTGCGTGCGAGAGTTCCTCCCTGCCCCCGAACGCCAGGACCAGAATGTGGGAGTGAATTCATGACCGCCCCGAGCATGGCCGACCAGCCGCACCAGATCCGCCTCACCTCCAACGGCCTGTCCGGCACCGTGGAAGTGGACGGCGCCGATATCAGCGCGCAGGTGCAGGGCTACAACCTCGAGGCCCGCGTCGGTACCGCGCCGCTCCTGGTGCTGTACGCCAGCCCCCGTGAGGGCGGTGTTGCCTTCGAAGGCCTTGCGCACGTCGCGATCGGCACCGAGCAGGACCCCGGCCCGTCGATCGCCGCGTTCCTCGCCAGCATGGACCCGGCCTCCCTCCAGCAGGCAGCCCTGAACCGCGACGACCTCGAGAACAACAAGTACGGGGTCACCCGGGCGATCCTGGCGCAGCTCGCCGACTGGGCGCAGGGGAAAGCCTGATGGCCGGCCTCGACCAGGCGCTCGCCGGCGTCACGCGGTGGATCGGGAACTATCTCCTGATCGACACCGTGCGCATCACCCTGCCCGCCACCGGCGAGCCCGTCCTGAACACGGGGACCGGGCAGCTCGAGTACCCGGAGGGCGACGTGCTGTACGAGGGCCCCGGCGCGGTGGTCCCGTCCAGCGGCACCACGGAACGGGCAGCGATCCAGGATGCTGTCCAGCCGTGGACGCAGCAGGCCAAGCTCTCCTACTTCCTCCTGACCCCTCTGACGGCACCTGTCCCGCCGGAGAACGCGGTGGCGTCCGTGGTCGGTGTCCACGACCCCGCCCGCACCGCGCTCATCGGCCGGACGTGGACGTGCGCCGGGCCGGGCATGGCCAGCACCGTCGAAGTCGTCCGCAAGACCCCGCTCGACCAGAACACGCTGCCATCGGACGCAGGCGGTGCGCCGTGACCCCTGACGAACTCGCCGACCGGCTCGAGCACGCCGCCGACCACATCGGCGATGCCATCGCCCGCAGGGTCGTACACACCGCCGAGATCGGCCGCGGAATGATCCGGGCCAACGCCAGCGGCCGCCCCGGGCCCAACGTCATCACCGGGAAGTACCGGGCGTCATGGGAGGTTGCCAGCCGCACCATCCCGTACGGCGCCCAGTGCACCATCGGCACGAACGCACCGCAGGGCCGACGCCTCGAGTTCGGATTCTGGGACATGACCGACAGCATCGGCCGGCATTTCTACCAGCCGCCGTACCCGCACGTCGGGCCCGCGATCCCGCGCATGGAGGCGGAGCTGCGGCAGCAGATGCTGGCCGCCGTATCGGAGGTCCTGTCGTGATTGAACGCCTGCCCGTCACGATGGCGCTGTCCGCTCTACTCACGTCGGCCACCGGCATTGCGGTCGGCCGCGGAAGCAAGCCGCCGAACATCACCCCGCCGTACTACCTGCTGCACGCCATGCCCGCCGCATACAGCGGGGCACCGTTCAGCGACCTCAACGAGGACTCGAGCCTCGTCTACCAGGTGACGTCCGTGTCTGGACCCGACCCCGTAAAGCCCGACTCTCACGGGGTGGCGGACCAGGCTGAGTGGATGGCCGACAAGGCCCGCACCGCGATCCTCGGCCGCGACCCGGCAACCAAGCTGTGGCTCCACGAACTGTCCATCCCTGGCGTCAGGGTGATCGGGCGGAGCCTCGACACCGAACCGGGGGGAACGTCTGATCAATCCGATGCCATCATGAGCTATGTGCAGAGGTTCAGGTTCGACCTGACCTCAACCTGACCCTGGTCAGGCTTTACCGCACCGCGGCGGGACCCCACGCGGACGCCACCGACGCAGGTGGCCGCACCCACACACCACGTGTAAGGGGCCGGGTCCGCACCGCCGGATCGCCCCGGGACAAGGGGCCCATCCCATGCCGGTCAAGAAGTACATGCGGCGCGGAACGTCGAAGTTCTACTTCCTCGAGACGATCGTCGCCACCACCATGATCCCCAGCCGTACCGAGCTCACCGCCGGCACGGAGTTCTCCGAGTTCATTGCCGCGATGGACGGCTGGACCGTTCAGAACAACGAGATCGAGACGCCGAACATGGCGGACACCTACGACTCGACGATCCCCGGCAGCGACAAGGCGGACACGTCGACGTTCACGTTCTACGAGGACGAGGTCGAGTCCGACATCGAGGAGATGCTCGCCAAGGGCACCGTCGGCTACGTCGTCATCCTCCGTAAGGGTGACGTCCCGACGAACAAGAGCATGGACGTGTTCCCGATCCGTGTTGCCTCCCAGTCGCCGCAGTACACGGCGGACAACGAGGCCGCGAAGTTCGTCGTGACGTGCTCCATCACCTCCCGGCCGGTCCAGGGCGCCGCGGTACCCGCCGCGACCTGATCTGCCCCTCTCAGCTCCCGGCCGGGCCCGAGCAGTGTTCGGGAAGGGGCGCCGCACGGCGCCCGGCCGGGCCCCCTTCCCCTGACGGAGGACCCACCTCATGACCACCGCACGAAAGACCGCCGCACCCAAGCCGCCCACCGCCGCGATCGATGCCGACGCGCACTGGGCGGCCACCCGGGAGCGGCTCCTCAACCGCACCCGGCCCACGGTCCGCCTCACGATCTGCGACGACCACGACGCCAAGGAAGCCCTCACCGAAGCGCGATTCGTGGAACAGAGGGCACGCGAAGCAGCCGAACGGGACCCCAAGAACGAAGCCGCCCAGGCCGTTCTCCGCACCGCCACGGCCAGCCTCACCAAGGCGCAGGCCGCCTTCGACAAGGCGTCGATCGAGCTGCGCTTCCAGGCGTTGGACCGCAAGACATACAAGGAGCTCCTGGCCGCACACCCGCCGACCGAGGACCAGGCCGAGGACGGCTACGCCTTCAACGTCGACACCCTGGCGCCCGTCATCATCGCCGCGTCGTCGTTGGACGGCATCACCGAAGAGGACGCCGCACAGTTCCTCGACGACTGGGCGCAGGCCGAAGCCGAAGCTCTCCTGAACACCGCATTCGGGGTGCAGCGCGAAGAGCGCATGGACCTGGGAAAAGGCTGATCACCGATGAGGCCCTGCGCGCCGAACTGGAGCTCTGCCACGAGTTCGGCATGCCCCACAGCCAGTTCAAGGGCGCGGGGGACGGCACGTGGACGCCGAAGGACCGGGCCAAAGCTCTCGCCTATCAGGCGTACCAGCGGACCCTGTGCCCGCAGTGCGGGACCCGCGAATCCGAATGGGACCCAGACCTCGGCGGCGACCCCTACGCCTACGTCGCCAGCGCACGCAAGTGCTTCGGCTGCGAAGAGATCCACCGCGAACAGCAGCACATCCCCGACGGTGCGGCAGGCGCCGGACTGAAAGTCATGCTCCTGCCGGCCTCCGTGGCCGCAGCGATCGAAGTGCAGAACCACCTGGCCTGACGGCCTGATCAGTAACCGACGGAGAGGAGGGCGGGCCGGTGGCCGAGTGGAACCTGAGCGTAGAACTACGCGGGCAGGGCAACGACCTCGCGAAGAAGCTCCGCAAGGCAGCAACGGAAGCCCAGTTGCTGAGCGCTGCCGCAAGCGACGCCCAGGACGAGGTGCGCCAGCTCGGCACCGCCTCGACCACCACGGCGAAGGCCGTCAAGAAACTCGGCACCTCCTCCCAGACCGCCACCGAGCGCCTCCTGGCCATGGCCGCCGAGGCAAAAGCGGCGGCGAAGGACTTCAGGAAGCTGGAGCGCGCCCTCAAGCGCACGGACGAACAGGTCCGCGCGATGGCGGACAGCGTCCGGATCACCGCCGAACTCGACGACCAGACCGCGACCGGTATCGCCGCCATCAACACGGCCATCGCCGATCTCCACGCACTCAGCCCAATCCGGCTCACCGCAGACCTGGATGACCAGACGGCGACGGGCCTCGCCGGCGTCCGTACCGCCATCGCCGATCTCCACGCACTCAGCCCCATCAACCTGACCGCAGACCTGGATGACCAGACGGCGACGGGCCTCGCCGGAGTCCGTACCGCCGTGAACGACCTGCAAAGCCTCAGCCCCGTCGACCTCACGGTGAACTTCACCGGCAATAGCGCAGATATCACCGCCGCGGCTACCGCCATGGGCGACCTCCGCGACCGTGCCGACAGCGCGCAGACCGCTCTGGCAGACCTCACCACTCAGGCTGCCGCAGCCGCCCCCGCCCTGAACCTGGTCCAGCAGGAAGCGAAAGACCTCTCAAGAGCGCTGCGTACCCTGCGTGGGCGTGCCGCTGCTGCAGCTGATGCCCTTGATGACCTGAACGTCCGAGCCATGGCAGCAGCCACCGGCATTCGCACCCTGGGATCCAGGTCGCGAACAGCAAACGGCCACCTGACCACCCTGTCCGGGAACACCCGCACTCTGCGCGGCGACTTGGACGACCTTGACGGCAGCCTCACCCGGGTCACTGGCCGTATGGGCGGGCTCCGCGGGTCCCTTGGCACCCTCAGCTCCTCCAGTAACAGCGCGTCCGGCAACTCGAACAATCTGAAGCAGGCCCTCATCGGGCTGGCCACCGCCCTGATTCCGGTCGCATCCGCCGTGGTGCCGATCGCAGCCGGCATGGCTGCGGCGGGTGCGGCCGTCGGCGCGTTCGGTGTGGCCGTCGCCGGTCAGATCAAGGCCCTCACCGAATCTGCCGACGCGGAAGAGAAGTACCAGAAGGCGGTCCGCGAGCACGGGAAGGCTTCCACCGAGGCCGCAACGGCCGAGAAGGAATACCTGCGCACGATCAGCGAGATGCCCCCGGCAAGCCGGGAAGCCGCCGCACAGCTGGCCGTACTGAAAGACCAGTACAAGGAGTGGTCGAACGCCCTGGCCGGGGACACCATGCCGGTCGTCACCAAGGGCATGGCGCTGTTCGGGTCGATGCTGCCGCGCCTGACGCCGCTGGTGAAGGGCACCTCGAAAGAGCTCGACCGGCTGATGAACGTTGCTGCCGGCGGGATGAGAACACCGGGCTTCGACCGGTTCGTGGCCTCGTTCACTCAGTTCGCAAACGAATCCCTTGCCCGCGGCACCAGCGCCCTCATCCGGTTCACGCAGGTCCTGAACACCGGGAAAATCGGTGGCAGCCTTCGCGAGTTCCTCGACTACGCCCACGCCAACGGGCCCCTCGTCGCCGACACCCTCGGCAACCTGTCACAGGCCCTCATACACCTCCTGGTCGCCGCCTCCGACATGGGCGTCAGCGTCCTCACCGCAGTTAATGCCCTCGCCAAGCTCGTCAACGCGGTCCCCGCATCCGTTCTGTCGGTGTTCCTGCAGCTATACGCGGCGTTCAAGCTCGTCACCCTCGGCGCCGCGGCCCTCGGGGCAGTCACCGGGTCCGCGGCCGTCGCCCGCCTCGGCGCCTATTTCGCGGTCATGCGAGCGGCCGGAGTGGCGACCACGCTGCGCGCCACGGCCGCCAGCATGTCGATGATGACGAAGGCCGCGATCGGCCTGGGAGTTCTCGCCGTCGCCGCCGTGGGCATCAGCAAGCTCGCCGACAAGGCGCGCGGCGCGCCGCCGGACGTCGACCGGCTCACCACCTCGCTCAAGGAACTTGCCGTCACCGGCAAGATGACAGGCGAGTTCAAAAAGACGTTCGGCGACGTCGACGGTCTCGTCAAAAAAATGGGGGAGCTCGGGAAGGCCGCCAAGGATAACGACGAGTACGTCAAGAGCTTCGGCAACAGCGGCATCGGCCCCCTCGATGACCTGCGCAAAAAGGCCAACGACCTGTGGCAGGACTTCACCAAGGGCGACAAGTCCATCACCGCCCTCAAGGACGACTTCGGTGGTCTCGACGAGGCCATGGCGGGCATGGTGTCGTCTGGGTACGGCAAGCAGGCCGCCAGCGACTTTTCGCGGATCCAGGCTGCCGCGAAGAAGGCCGGCTACTCCACGAAGGAGATCGCGGACCTTTTCCCGAAGTATCAGGACGCTGTTGCCGCTGCCGCTGCCGAGCAGAAGCTGGCCGCCGCAGGGATGGGGCTCTTCGGGCAGCAGGCTCTCGACACCAAGGCAAAACTGGACGCGCAGAAGGCTTCGGCAGACGGGCTGCGGCAGTCGATCGTCGCGCTGAACGACGTCAACCGGGCGGCGCTCGGCGGGATGATCGGGTTCGAGGCGGGCATCGACGCCGCGGCGAAGGCGGCGAAGGAGAACGCCGGATCGCTCCGCATGGTCAACGGCGAGCTGGACCTGAACAGCCCGAAGGCTCAGGCAGCCGCGACCGCCCTGGCAGACCTCGGTGCGAAGACTGACGCGGCCACGACCGCCGCCCGCGACTCCGGGAAGTCGTGGGAGTACGTCAACGGGATCTACAAGCGCGGCGAGCAGGCGATCATCAAGAACGCCATGGCGATGGGCCTGAGCAAGGCCGAAGCCACCGCGTTCGCCGCGACCGTCCTGACGATCCCGGACAAGAAGTCCACGGTGCTGGAGATGCGCACCGAGGATGCCATCGCCGGTCTGAACTCGGTCATCGCGAAGATCAAGGCAACCCCGGGCGCGAAGTCCGTCACGGTGAGGGCCCTCACCACCGACGCGGTGAGCATGCTGGAGCGGCTCGGCTACAAGGTCACCCACCTGAAGGACGGCCGGTTCAAGGTCACGGCCCTAACTGGGGCGGCCTCCGCCGGCCTGGCCGGGCTACAGCGGCAGCGCGACGGCCTGCGAGACAAGACGGTCCGGATCACCACGGTCATGACGACGGTCCGGCGGACCATCGCGGAGAACAACACCATTGGCAGGCCCGGCTCCGGTGAGGGCGGGCAGTCGAAGTACGCCAACGGTGGGGTCGTCGACTACTACGCCAACGGCGGCATCCAGCGCGGCGGTGTCCAGCACTTCGCGGGCGGCTCCGAGAACCACGTCGCGCAGATCGCCCGGGCCGGGTCGTGGCGGGTATGGGGCGAGCCGGAAACGATGGGCGAGGGCTACGTGCCGTTCGCCCCGTCGAAGCGCCCCCGCTCCCGCCAGATCACCGAGGAGATCGTGCGGCGCCTCGGTGGAGACCCGCGCGCAATCCAGTGGAACGCACAGGGCTCCGTCACCGACTGGCGGTACGACCCCCAGTCCGGATCCCTGTACTCCGCCTCCGACGCCGGGCAGGCCGGCAACAAGACCAAGAAGGTGAAGGTCAAGGTCAAGGGCAAGACGACCACGAAGGAGGTCAACTACTTCGACCTCAAGGCCGTCGAGACCCAGCTGAAGAAGAACTCGAAGGCCACGGCAGCCTGGAACAAGGACCTGGGGAAGGTCGCCGACCGGGTCGGCGGGGACGTCGCCGACGCACTCGCCGCGATGGGCAAGGACGGCGTCGCCCTCACGAAGAAGATGGCGAACGGGTCCACGAAGTACATCAACGACATGGCGAAGGCGCTGCGCGGTCTGGCCGCGACAGCGAAGGCCAGCCTGACGGACTACACCCGGCAGCTGTCCAAGGCGACCGCCGCCGACACCACGTTCTCGAAGAACCTCGCCACACTCGCCGGCAAGGGGTACGGGGACCTCGCGAAGCAGCTTGCGGCGCAGGGCGACACTGCCGCTCAGGAGCTCGCCGCGGCCGCGGTGAAGGACGGCAAGAAGGCCTCGAGCGCGAACAGCGCGGCAAAGAAGGCGAACAGCGCGCTCACGTCGGA